TTTACCGTTTCAATAAAGAAAAAAGGGATATATTGCATTTATTATGAGAAAATATAAAATATTAGAAGTTAAAAAAGTGGATGGTAAATGGAAATGCACCTTTGAACATTGGACAGATTGCTATTGCGAAAAAGAAGAAACAACTATCTTTATCACAAAAGAATCTATGCCAATGTTAAGGGATATTATTAGGGAGCACAATGTTTAATCGTGCTTTAAAAAGAATTGCATATAAAGAAGCAAACTAATATAAATCGCATAATTTGATGGTTCAGTATCATATACAATATATTCAAAAAGAATAATTGATATTGTTAATGCAGCTATTAAACTTCCAATAAATTTAATAATAGGTTTTATCATTTTCATTTCACAGCGTATTTAACTATTTCTTTTAACTCATTGAATTTAACTTCATTCATATCCTTTGCGTAAAAAGCATTGAATTTAATCTCAGATATTGGACTTGAAAATACCAAAACGTGGTAATCGTNNAAGTCAATTTTAACNGCNTTTCTTATTTTAGCAATATCATTGCCTTTGGGAACTTCGATAACAAATATNGGTTTTGATTTTGCTATCATNATTTAATATACGTTTTTTCGGTTACACATTTATACCCAAACTTACTGATAAAAGCNTCAATAGTCTTTTGTTTACTCATTCCTTTACGGTANGATTGNATAAAATTACTTGCAGTACTTTGTNCTAATACGCCTAAGTACCATTTAGGCTCTTTGGTAATTTCGTTGATTACTTCGGTTTCTGTCATAGTTTTGAATTTTTTATATTATTAATTGCTTCATTTAAAGATATCCTACATATATAATCAATAAAATTCCTTTCCTCTCGTGGAATATTTGATTTTTTATCCCAAATATCTTTAATATTATCCAAAAAATATTTATCGGTTAGATGTTTGTTTTGAATCTTATCATACCAATCTCTTTTGTATCGCATACCTTTTGGAGGTAACGGTCTATTTTCTCGAGCGTTTATAATAGTTTTTAGATTTTTAGACACTAATTGGTTAAATTGTTCGCTTAGTAATTTTTCTTCTTTTGATGGTTCCATAAATATTTTAAAGTTTAAACAAATATAATAAAATAAATACGTTAATAATGTTTTTTTATTAGTTTTTTTTATATGTCGTAATTTTACAATATAAAATATGCTTATGAATTTCAAACAAGTATCATTCGACATAAAAGGTTTAGATGAAAAAGAGGGCGTTATTGAGGCTTATGCCAATGCTTATGACTTTAAAGATAGTGACGGGGATATTTCGGCAAAAGGTTCATTTAACAAAACGGTAGGGGATAATTTTAAACGAATACGAGTATTAAAAGACCATAATCCTACAATATCACTTGGAGTGCCTATAAAATTGGATGCGTCAGACCCTTACGGACTTTTAACAGTAACCCAGTTTAACCTTAAAAAAGAAGTTAGCAGGGATATGTTCACAGATATCCAGTTAATGAAAGACAACGGACTAAATGCTGAATTGTCGATAGGTTATGAAGTAATTGCACGAGATGAGAAAAACAAAGCAATTATTAAAGAGTACAAATTATATGAATATTCTTTTTTAACAAGTTGGGCTGCTAACGAACTTGCAACCGTAAACAGTATTAAGTCAATAGAGAATTTTTACGGAATTTTAGCAATCATTGAAAAATCATACAATCTTAATTACAGCGATACACGTTTAAAACAGATTGAAACAATATTAAAATCACTTAATCAAAAGCCGTCATTAGATGACACTTTGCCAATTGAGCCGATTGAATTAAGAAAACAATTACTAACAATATTTAAAAATTATTAAAATGGCAGATCAAGTATTAGACATAAAAGATATTAAGTCAATCGTAGAGGAAGGCTTAAAGGTTACCAAAGGAAATTGGGATACCGAACGCGCAAAAGATAAAGAGGCATTTGACAGCAAAGTTGCTGACATATTAACCCAAATCGAGCAGAAAGGTTATAGCTCAAAAACTGAGGTTGAAAACCACGTTAAAGCTATGCAAGACCAGTTCGACACGTTAGCGGTTGAATTTAAGAAAAAAGGAGCCGACACAAAAAATGTAGGTTTCAAACAAGCCTTAGCATTAGCCTTAAAAGAATCACACGCAACCATTAACAGTGTTGAGAAAATCAAAGGTAGTTCAATCGTGCAAATGAAAGATATCACATACGCGGATAACTTTACAGGTATGGATCCTTGGAGAACAGACTATCGAAGCGACGTTATCGGTTTAAATAGGGATTTATTCCATTTACGCGATATTATAGCCGTAGGTTCAACTACTAGCGATACCATTAAATATCCTAGAGAATTGGCAAAATCAGGTACAGGGCCAGCACCTTGGAAAAGAGCCGCAACAATTGCAGGAACTGACAGCAAACCTTTATTTGAGCCTAATATGGAAGTTTACAGCACACCAGTTGAATGGATTGCAGGTATCCTTAGATTGCCGGTTGAAATGTTATCAGATTTACCTTTCTTAACTTCTTACCTACAAAACTTTGCACAAGCTGAATTGTTAGAAGAAGAAGACGACCAAATTTTGAACGGTAACGGAACATCACCACAATTGAACGGTTTGATACCAAACGCAATAGCGTATAACGGTACTTATACCAATCCTTTGGAAGTGATTGTTGATGCTGGTTTTGGGCAATTAGGACAGGCTAATTTTACCCCTACTGATTTATTATTGAATCCTAGAGATGTTGTGGGTATCGTTTTAAACAAAGCGGCTACATCTGGAGAATATAACTTGCCGGGCGGAATGGTAGGATTTGTAAACGGTCAATTGTCGATTGCGGGATTGAATGTGCGAAAAACTAATAAAATTACACAAGACAGTTTCTTACTTGGTGATTTTACCAAAGCACAAATATTCCAAAGAATGGCACCACAATTAAGGTTCTTTGAACAAGATCAAGATAACGTTATCAAAAACCTTGTTACTGTAAGAATTGAAGAAAGAATCGCATTGGCTATTTTAAAAGCTAGCGCATTCGTAAAAGGTGATTTAACCCCTTTAACCACTTAGGATTTTTGGTTCATAGTTAATAATAAAAACCCTCTCTTATTCGGAGGGGGTTTTTTAATAAAAGAGTTAAATGGAGTACTTCAAAAACACAGACTACATAGAGAATTGCACCGATGAACCTTTATTGTATGGGGTTCAATATCGAGTGGTTACGGATTTAGAAGTTGAACCAGTCGGAGTTGAATTTTTTAAATTACACGCACATATTGATTTTGATACAGATGACAATTTAATATCAAGTTATTTGGAATCAGCACGTCAAGAATTGGAGCGATTTAGCCAAATGTCTTTTGGGGTAAAAACTATAAATTTAAAGGCATTGTATTTGCCTAAAAATTATAAGTTAATGTACGGGTATGTAAACACAATTACAACACCTGGTTATACTAATTTTGGTGACATTTTAAAGGAAGGAGGCACTGATATTGACATTAATTATACAACGTTTGGTATTATAAACGAAACAATAAAGATTGCTATTTGCCGAATGGCAGCAGGACTTTATATATTCAGAGAGAATATCGTAGAATCAAAATACAATTACAAAGATGAGATTGATGAAAGCCGTAAAATGATTAAATCAATTTCTAACATAACATTATTTTAAATGGTATTAAAAGCAGGGGATTTAAGAGAAAAGATAACGTTCAAAAGAGCAACTGGGAAAGTGTCAAACGGTAGCGGTGGATACATATTCACTTATACAGACATTTTAAGCACGTTTGCAAGCGTTACCGAAATAAGCTCAGATTCCGCTTTAATAGCATCACAAGAAAACATTAAACAGGTCATTAAAGTATTGATACGTTATAGGTCGGATGTTGCGGTTAAAATAGCGGACATAATCTTATGGCGTGGTTTTGAATTTGTAGTATCAAATATGAAAGCTGACATAATGCGTACTTATATTGAATTTCAGTTAACGGCAACAATGGAAACAAGCATACGATGAAGATAAAAGTTGACATAAAAGCCAATAATGCAAGGTTCAAAGATATGGATGCTAAAATGACAGCATTTTTAAAAGCTGAAATAGAAGCGACGGTTGTTGATATTGCAGACGATGCAAGGGCAAGGGTTCGGGTTGACGATGGGTTTTTAAAAGAAAGCATTTATAGTGAAAGCAAAGAATTAATAGGGGTTGCAGGGGCAAAAAAACATTACGCGCCTTATGTAGAGTTTGGAACTGGTGGACTTGTAGACGTTCCCTCAGGACTTGAAGATTTTGCAATTAAGTACATTGGAAACGGAATAAAGCAAGTTAATTTAGCGCCTAGACCGTTTTTGTTTCCAGCATTTTTTAGCAATGTAGCTAAATTAAGGGAGCGTTTGAATACTAAATTAGAAACAAAAAAATAATGGATATATCATTATCATTAAGAACGGCATATTATAGCGCATTAAACGGTCAAATNANNAAGAATNNAGTTNCTTTGCCAGTTTACGATGCTTATGCTTTGCCCGAAAATATTGTATATCCTTACATTCTTTTAAGTTCNCAAACAGAAACNCAAAGAATTGTNAAANGATGTAAAATGTTTAANGTATCGATTTTAATNGATATTGTAACNGGTTCNATTGATATGATAGGACGTGCTGAAAGTGAGGGTTACGCCGAGCAAATAGATAACATTATTAACCCTGATTCATTTGTAGATTTAACAATGACAGGTTACACAATAGGAAACACATATCGGGGTGAATCATACGACACGACAGACAAAAATCAAAATTATTATATTTACAGAAAATTAATACGTTACAATCACATAATCTCTAAAAACTAAAACAATGGCAGAA